GTGAATAACGTCCCGTTTAAGGACGGGGTACAGGTCCACGAAACATCAGATCAGATCGTTGCCTGATTGCTCCGTACACCAGATTTGACAATAACTCAATTCGTCACCAACGATCGCCGAAAGTCATGCGTTCGCCACTCCAGAATATCAATTTTATCCCTTAACTTTTTCATATAGAGATTTGCTGACGAACGGTCAATTGCTTTGTCCAGTTCCTGACCTGGAAAGAGAATGTCATTCCCAGAATTGAGTAGCCTTTCAATATATGGCTTCACCTGGTCGAACACAGGCCGACGAATAATATTGCCCATCTTTGAATGCTCTGCTGGGGTAGTCCAGATCAGATCATCCATATTGAACTCACTGGCAGTAGCAAGGCGCAGCTCTGATAATCTGGCACCCCATAGCAACAATAATTGATGAAGAACTTTGTTAGAACTGGCGATCTTGTTGTTCTCCAGCGCTAGCCATATTTTAGCCAGTTCGGTATAGGTGAGAACCCGGCTTCCAACATCAGGCTTCTTGCCAATGGTCTTAACACTAAGCTTCAAAACCTCACATGATGGGATCAACTGCCTACTGATGCACCAGTTCATCACAGAACGTAGTTGAAGCAAGAGCACCCTGGCCTTTTTGCCGTTTTTCTTTTCCTGCTTATCGAAGAACCTCACCCACGCAGATACTGGAATATTGACTACTGGCGCGTCCGGGAATTCTGTGTACATGGTGTTGTACACAACCGACTTGTAAAGCGTCTGTGTATTGGGTTTGAGCGTTTCAACATATTTACTCCACCATTGATCCAGACACTCTTTAAGAGTTAATTCGCCATCTTCCTTTGCAAAATAATTTTTAGGGTTTAGCCCCTTGAGGTACAATTCGCGCATCTCGCCGACCACAACGCGAGCATCTTTAAGAGACGTTGCTGGGTACCGCCCAACAGAAAGGCGTACTGGCTTACCGTTCCAGCGATAGCGAAACTGGAATGTAATCGTTCCGGTTGGGGTAATGCGTACACTGAGCCCGTCACCATCTGTGACTTCGGGCACGCCGCTGTAAGGTTTAGCGTTGATGCTGCGCAGTTTGGTATCACTGAGGGCCACGGCTCTATATCCTGTACACACTGAGTTTCAGCATTCTGTACTCAATATGTACGCAATGGCAAGTGAACGAAGTGATTTTCTAAGCGGATAGATAATAACGAACAGGAAATAAAAGAGATGAAATGCTTGATGGTGAGTGGGCTGATAGGATAACATGCAACACAAGATGAACACTTAAAAATCAGCAAATTCAATGTTCCCTTAGTTAAATGGATATAACGAGCCCCTCCTAAGGGCTAGTTGCAGGTTCGATTCCTGCAGGGAACGCCATTCCTCAGTTCGCTACCATCCGCTACAGTTCGCAGAACCCCCATCATCGCTGACCAAATCAAACATAGTTGTTCGCCTTAGTTCGTCATCGTTCGTTGACAGCCACACTCTTTAGCGGGTAAAAAACGAGTAAAATAAATTTACCCACCGGATTTTACCCATGCTGACTGTGAAACAGATTGAAGCGGCAAAGCCGAAAGATAAGCCATACCGCCTTCTAGATGCCAATGGGCTCTATCTATATGTTCCTGTGTCGGGAAAGAAGGTTTGGCAGTTACGCTATAAGATGGCTGGTAAAGAGAAGGTTTTAACCGTGGGTAAATATCCACTCATGCCGCTGCAGGAAGCCAGGGAAAAAGCGTTCGAGGCCAGGAAGGGAATATCCGACGGCATTGATCCGGTGCAGTCGAAAAGAAAGATAGACGCAAATGACTCTTTCGATTCCATTTACAATGAGTGGTATGAGCACAAAAAAGAGGTGTGGTCTGAAGGTTATGCGCTGGAGATGTCTCGCATGTTCAAGGATGACATTCTTCCCATGATCGGAAGCCTCAACATCAATGAGATTGAGCCCATGCAGATTCTGGCGGTTATCCGGCACTTTGAAAGTCGCGGGGCTATGGAGAGGGCCAATAAGGCTAGGAGGCGATGCGGTGAGGTTTTCAGATACGCAATTGTCACTGGCCGCGCTAAATACAATCCATCACCAGATTTAGCCGACGCGATGAAGGGATACCGAAAGAAGAATTTCCCGTTCTTACCTGCTGAACAGATACCAGCTTTCAACGCCGCGCTGGCCGGATTTACCGGAAGCATAATATCTAAGGTTGCCACTCAGGTTTTGCAGTACACAGCCATGCGCACAAAAGAGCTACGTTCTATGCAATGGGCGAACGTCGATTTTGAAACCAGGCTGTTCACGATCGATGAAGAAGAAATGAAGGGCAGGAGAACGCATCTGGTACCAATGTCTGATCAGGTGGCGGATTTACTACACATGTTAAGGCCAATGACGGAGCCAGTATCAACATTTGTCTTTGCAGGAAGGAATGACAAAAAGAAGCCAATCAGCGAAAACGCAGTGCTGCTTGTTATTCGCCAGATCGGATACGAGGGTTTAACCAGCGGCCACGGATTCCGTCATCAGTTCAGCACGGTGCTTAATGAAAACGGATGGCCTCATGACGCGATAGAAAAGCAACTCGCGCACTCTGACAAGAACAGCATCAGAGGGATATACAATCACGCTCAGTACATGGATAAGCGCCGTGAGATGATGCAATGGTGGGCTGACTGGATAGATGGGAAGTCGTGATAATTAGCGCAAGCCGAATCGACACCATCCGTGGCTTGAGTTGTTTTGCGCTAATTTTTTGCCCCATGAGTGCCACACCTGGTTCATCCTCATACCTTACCCCCGGAGGGAACACTGTTAAGTGCTCCGAGGGTAAGGCTCTCAAGCGGTCGGAATCCCGACTAAGTGACAACGTGCAGCTATTTGATGACAGAACAAAAACTGACATTTAAACTAAGATACCTTTAACTTTTTAATTAAAACGGTGTTACTTTGAAGCATATATCATCATTGGACGGTGCTAGAGGGCTAGCTGTAATTCTGGTTATGTTATTCCACCTTCACATTCCAGGGCTGGCTCTTGGATGGGCTGGCGTTCCACTTTTCTTTTGCCTTTCAGGTTTTTTGATTACTGGAATTTTAATTAGTAACAAAAACAAACCATTTTCAGAGTACATTGGGAATTTTCTATTGAATAGATCGCTTAGAATATTTCCTCTTTTCTATGCCTACCTTATTGTAAACTTCTTAATGCTTCTTATTTTAGGTAAAAGTACCGATGGTTACATATGGTTCGTTTTATACCTTCAAAACTACATAATAGGATTAACCGGGGAAACTCCTGGGCTTCTTGGTCATACATGGTCGCTAGCCATAGAGGAGCAGTTTTATTGGCTATGGCCGATTGCAATTTTTTTCATCAAAGATAAATTTTACACAAAAACTTTCGTGTCTCTTATAGTAATATCAATGTTATCAAGGATCGTAATATACAATCTAACAAACCATTCTCCATACATGATTAATGTTACGCTGATAAGCTGTGTTGACATGCTGGTACTTGGTTCATTTTTCGCAAAAATAAAAGATGAAAAAAACGCTGGAAAAATATCAATCGTCATGGCTGCGTTCGGCATTATCACTACTTTTTACGCAATTCACTCAGTTGGTTATTCGTCATTCTGGTCACCTGAAGAGTGGGCTGGAAAATGTTGGTATCTTTTCACCGCTTTAGGAATGACATTTAGCCCATTGATTTACTTACTATATAAACTTGACAAGTGTGGGAAAGATATTTTTCTAACTAAGTTATTCACCAGCAAGGCATTAGTTTATACAGGAAAAATAAGCTATGGTTTGTATATGTGGCATATATTATGTTTTTATGCTGTAGACATGATCTTTGACAAGATGGGAATGCAAAAATCAGGATTTATATGGTCCACTACATCATTGATGTTGGCGTTTGTTGTATCGACAATATCATTCTATGCCTTTGAAATTCATTTTCTGAATTTAAAAAACAAAAGAAAATATTCACAATCTGTTTCATAAATAAGGGCGGGGTAATCCCGCCCTTTCCTTCATCGTTCAGCTACACACCTGAACGGTACCGGTCAGCGTGTAAATGCCGCCTGAACTGGTGAACGCACCGATCTCTAGACGAATAAATCCCCCAGCGTTTCTAATTATAATACCCATGGATGAATTAGGGTCTGCGCGATTTACATTCACACCATATATATCACCATATAACTTAACATCTCCTGTACTGCTTGTCAGAATCAAATTAAATTTTGCAAATGTTGTATCCCTGTAAACAATTTTTGTATCCAGCAGCACGGTTACATCTGTGTTTCCTGGGGCAAATGCTTGGTGAGTACAAAATGCAACCTGATTAGGGTAGGTTCTACCTGTATCACCTGAAAAATGAAGAGGGATAACACCAGATGTTGATATGTTTTTAGATAAAATGTCCCCGACAGACACACCGGATCTATGGGAGATCAATGATACATTACTATTTGAACCTGAAATTATATTAGATGGTATTGTAGTTGATCCATCAATGATTTGAGGTAAGTGAAATTCCATAACGGTCCCAGGGTTAGATAGGTCAACTAACCCTCTATATGTAAATCCATTATCTTCAACACCTACATTTACAATGTCATTTGATTCATGCCATATACCTCGAACAATGCCGCTGCCAGAACCCTGAAAAATAACATCTGTGAAATTAATGTAATTGGATATCCACTCAGCATTAATATATGTTGAATGTAAAAATGAGAACAGAGTTCCACGGATTGCCTCAAAGTAGTTATTATCCCACTTCATTCCATGATACTCACCATCAAAGGAGAATCCGCGACTACCCCCCTCAAATGTACAGTTAGACCATGATAGTGCCGCCCCACCATCAGTGAAAGAGTAAGCCCATTCAACAGTAGTTGTTACTCTTTTAAATTCTATGGCATTTGACGACTTGCCAAAAGAAAAGAAAGGAACTGATACTTCTGTTCCTCCTGATGCATAAATGTCCTCATACACTGAATAGAACATATTCCTACCATCAACACCCTGTCGGCAGTTGCTGAATTTGATATTTTTCAACCAGCAACCTTTCAGGAAGTCATTAGCTCTCAGGAATGTATATGCATCAACAACATAAACATTATTAAACGTCGAGTTCCAAACAATTTTTGTTTCATCGGGAGCCGAAATGTTACTTACTAGTAAGTCCCCTTCCAGCGTGGCCGTCTCAAAAGTAGGAAGCGTTGATCCTGACCTGAAACCCTTTATTGTTGCCCAGCGGAAATCCATTTGTGTATTCGAGGCGAATAAAACGGTGCCTTTTATGAGATAGGTTTTCCCAAAGCTGCCGAGGATAGTGCCACCACCCCGCTTCGCAATATCAAGCGTTGCGGCATTAAATCCTGCTGTATCATCGTTAACGCCATCACCTACGACCCCAGGGTAATCGTCAAAGAAGACAAGGTGATTGATTTTATTCTTTGCAGTGTTTAAAGAATCGAGTTCTGTCTGGAGATTGTTCCCTGATGCAGTGCCTACAATCGAAGCGCCGCCGTTAGATGCCAGCTCTGTTCTTAACTGGTCAGGGTCATATTTTAGCACGTTTGGGTAATAGAACTGCTGCACTCCATACGCGTCATATACCGCCATTGAGTGGCCTTGCACAGTGACAAATTTTGCAATCTGTCCGTTGTATACCGGAAACCCCCCGGCGTTTATAGCGATAGGCTGGGATACCGGCACATGAGATCCATCCTCATTTTCTAGGTATATCTGTATTTGGTTTGATGGGATGGTTGGGTCTGTATCGATTTTACCGATGTAGATTTTCCCATTTGAAGCAGCCTTGAAAGAGCGTGCAAGGGTGAAGAGTTGAGACGGCATGCTCACCACAACATTGGCAGTGATATCTGACATTTACTTTTCTCCAGGCGCAGCAAATCCACACAAGTTAAACTTGCGTAGCTTTGCTATAATTATGTTAATTGTGTTGAATATGAATTCAGGAGATTAAAATGATTACTCTGGTGTACATCGGTTTCATCATATTCACAGTTGCCGCGATAATAGCTATAGGAACAATTGGTACATTAGTTGAAGGACTAAGAAAAATTAGCAACGCAAATGAAGAGGCCATATCCAAACTTCAGGATGAGGTTTTTTATATGAAAATAGAAATTGAAAAATTAAGATCCGAAAGCGTATCAGAAAATAATTACTCTCGCGCCGCTTGAGGAGCTATGATTGGTCTAGCTATGTTTGCTGCGTTGTTTAACGCTCGCTCATATGCTGGAGTTCCAGGCTTAGTGTTAGCAAGCCTCAGCAATGCGTTTCTTACCGGCTTCGACTCATAGACTCGCATAGCTAATCCATACCCAGACTCTGCCGCCAAAGATGCGCCACTAGAAGCAACCCCAGAGCCGAGCCTCAAAGGGTTGGCAAGCGCTTGACCAGTTTGCGTAACAACATTTGCTGAGTCAGCACGAGAGGTCTCTCTGAGAACATTATGTAAAGCATCTAGCTCCTTCATATGCCTTCCACTGAATATGGTGTTGTATATCTCGCCTCCTGACTGACGTTTTAACTTGTTTACCTCAGTAATGAACTTAGCAGGTGAGCCGCCCGTTTTTTCCGATATACGGCTAATGTATGCCGCTCTCATGGCATCCTTACCTTTATCATCAAGCGCAGGCCAGATACGTTTGATATCTGATGCATTGCGGCTATACACGACGCTATTGATAAGTTCAGGTGTTGCCTGATTTGTCGCGCTGTTCAAGTTGGTGGCAATCTTCTTGTTCAACACCTTGTTGTAGATATTCGAGTAATCTGAGTTAGCCTTGATGTAGTTAGCGGCCTCTTGTGGACCGAGGTTTTTACCGACAGCACCGCGCAAGTCTCTCGTCATCGCATTCTCAATGCGGTTTGTGATCGCCTTTGCCTGGTCAGGAAATACCATTGCATCCCCCTGAACATTAGACCGGAAAGCCGTCCTGTGCTGTTTTAACAGATCGAAGTCAATGTTTGGATTTGAGAGCTCTGACTTTAAGTTTTCCAGCGTTGACACCAGGTTTTTATCTGCGGAAGTACCAAGGCGATTAAGTTTAACCAGGCTGTCATCAATCGCGGTCACTGCATTGGAGGTTTCAACAGGTGTTGTACCCATCTTTTGTGTGATGCCCTCCAGCGCTTTACCCGCTACATCCCTGCGCCCTTTTAAATTGCTTGTTAGCGATTTGACCACATCGTCAGGGTTGTACTCTCCAAATTTATCGAGGTAATTAGATACAGCCTTGCTTCTGGCTGCCTGCTGAGCCTCTCGCTGCGCTCCGGTTCCTAGCAATGCCCCTTCACCTCCCTGAACGAGCCCCTTACCAAAAGCACCAAGATTGTTCACAGGTACAGCTACATCAGATGTCATCGGTGTAATGCCAAGTGACTCGGCATTCGCTATAGTCTGTGCGGCTTCTGGGGAAATTGAGCCTTTAAAAGCTGTAATGCCACGCCCAATTCCTTTTGCTGCAGCAGATAAAGCCCCCTGAGCACCAAGGTTTATTGCTGCATTCTGAGCCACATTTCCAGCAAAATCACCCTGCTGATTCGTTGCGTCAGAAATGGATCCAGCAATCATATTGCCTGCCACTCCAAGCCCTGGTGTTAGGTAGTTCCCTATGGACTCCCCTGCCTGAGCATATGGGTCAGTTGGACGATCTACCGGGCGATAAACATCATCGAGAACCTTTGGCCCGCCAAGACCCTGACTGATGGCATTAATTAAACTAGCGCCACCTTGTAAAGCGTCAAACGGGATATTTATCAGACCTCGACCAGCCTGCTCGGCAGCATTGCCAAGGTCAGACAGAAACCCTCCCTGCTGCTGTTGTGCTGCCTGAGATTCCGGTGCCTGTTGCTGCTGTTGCGCCTCCTTAGAGCCTACAGAAGAAGGGTATGCAGAGTAGAATGCATCACGAGCAGCAGCCCAATCGTCGCCACTAACTTTTGGTGCTACCACGGTATCAAAGTATTCCGCTTGCGCCTCCGCTTGCTGCTGAGGATTGAGAGCCTGAAATTTCTGAGAGGCGATCACATCTTTCCATGCCTTTGCCATTAATCACCCCATAGAGAAGAATATCCGCTTGCCTGTTGAGGCTGAGAGGTTTGCTGCGTCGGCTGACTCTGTTTACCGCCGCCGATGTTTACGTTGTACTGTTGGTTGTAGTTATCGGTGTATTCCTGGATGCCTCTCATCGACTCCTTCAGTGACTCTGGGCTTGAGTAGTCCACCTGAGGCATACTTTGGAAGTACATTTTTGCTTCTGCAACCGTATTGATACCACTTGCCCCCATGTCACGTGCTGCCGCAACACCCTGGTTTTGCATGCGTCCCTGAACGCGCTGGGCGGCGTTGTAAAGCTGTCGCTGGTCACCGCCTTTTGCTCGACTCCGAACATCAGCAAACTTTGCTGCCTCTCCCGTGCCGCCCGTCACGCCTGTCATGAAATCGAGATTTTCTGAATCAGAATTGATAATCGAATCTAAATCTTTCTTCATTGCATAGTTTGTTGCAGTGGCCGCAGACGTTGGCGGTGCTGCTATTGCACTGGCAGGAACGCGGACCATATTTCCAGCATCATCCTTACCTTCGTAGAAGGCGCTGGCTCCGGCACCATGCAACTTACCTGATACGGTTACAGTTCTGCCGTCTGCTAACTGCACAGTGTTATCGCCTCCAGTGTCTGGTCGACCACGAACACGGAGGTATGTTTGTTGCTGTTCAGGTGAAAGGCTGTTGAAGTATTGATACTCACGAACAGATGCTGGAGTAGCGCCTCCTGCAGATCGCATCGAGTTCTGGGCGCTAATGTCTTGCCCGCGGCGAGCAGTTGAGGCACTAATATCTTGGCCGCGTATCTGAATCGACTCTCCTGCCTTATTACTGCGAGCGGTTTCGTCTAACTGCTGCTGCTTCTGCTGCACATCAAACTGCTTATCAACCGGCATTGTTGCCATGCGAGTTGCATTCAGAAGGCTATTGAACTGCTGCGGGCTTTGCTGGAATAGCTGAGATGCCTGATCAGGTGAAACTCCAAGGCTTGCCAAAGCTGGTGCGTTCTGTTGAATTGCGGCCTGAACTTGGGAGGCGTCACCTGATGAGGCGGCAACGGAGAGCTTGTTTAGCGCCCGGTTAACAAAGGCGGCATGCTCAGAGCCCTGAATGCCAATTTCTTGCTGAATATTTTGAGCAAACTCTGGGAACTGTCGGCGCAATGCTGGAAGCTGATCAGGTGTCGCGGAAGATATGGCATTGTAAAATGCGTCACGACGCTGATTTTCCTGCATCGCCTGTTGGTTTTGCATCTGCTGACCAACTAATTGCTGCTGGCCCAGCATGTTTTGTGTCTCAAGGAGAGCTTCCCTACGAAAATCAGGAATCATGTCATAGTAATTAATGGGGGCACCGAGACCCTGCAAACCCTGAAAAGATGCCATCAGAACATACCTCCACCCATCATGCCGCCGAACATGCCCGTGAATTGATTGACGTCCCTTGATGCGCCGTTGTTAATGCTGCTATTCGCACTTGCTGCAACCTGCCACGGTAGCGCAGCTTTACCTGCCTGAATCTGTCCCTTCTGCTGATACATTCCAGCCATTGTGTTGCCTTGCCCAACGGCATAGTTGCCCAATGCATTGGCGCTTTCAGCCCCCATGCCAGCAAGCCCCATAAGCTGGGCGTACATGTTCTGCTGCTGGTTTGTCATGTCAGCAAGATAATTTTGACCCAACATTGGAGCAATTGACGCTAGCATATTGCCGGTCGATGTTGACCCCAGACCACCGGTAGCCTCAGCAGAATTGAGCCCCTGATATCTGGCTTGATTGGCAAGCATGTTGAACTCATTGCTATTGAAGTACTGATTTAACAATGCTTCACGGTCGATCGGTTTTCCGGCAAGGCCCTGTAACCCTGCTAATGCAGACTGTCCGGCCTGTTCATAAGGGGAAAGCCAGTCAACAGCCTGTCCGTACCCCTGCCGAACCTGATCCATGGCCCGGTCTTGGTATTTATTCTGCTGCGTGGCCGCTTTACTTGCTCCGATACCGCCGAGAACACCAGAAACAGCCCCGCCGATACCACTAATTGCACCGCCCATGATATTCTCCCGGCTCGCGCCACATAATAAAAAAGGCGCTTTCGCGCCCGTCAGTTGTTGTTAATGTCTGTATTGTTCGGTCGCCGAAACCCATGCGTCTGGCGTAATTGCAAACCTTTGGTCTGTCTGTGATTATCACCGCTCTCAATCTATGCATGCCAAATAGCTTGAGTATCTCCGCGCCAGCTAGACGGCACTCTTTCCATCGCTTACGATCCATTGCAATATGTATATCGAGGAAATAGCCCTGATTCACGAGAGCGAAAACACAGCATCCATTCCACAGAAAATATTCGGCACCAGGATCAACCCAACTATCGACACCCCACATCCTCATCAACTGTGAACCAGTAATTTCATCGATGATCATCATGAATCTATCAACCCATGCCCAGAGGATGCCCCCAATGCGTTCTGTAGCGCCACGACGAGCCTGCGAACTTCCTGCAGCCCTGATGCTATGGACTGCACCTCCGACTGCGTGTATGTGGAGCTGACAGCGTATGATGCACTACCGTTGATTCCTGCTTTTGATGAGGTGCCGATGGAAGCAGTCCAGCCTGTATTGCGAACACCGACAACCTTTATGCCGCCAACTGAATACGAGGTTGTTACGCTTAATGGAGATGCTAGAGACTGCGATGCGGTTGCAGATTTAGAAACATAATCGCCCTGAATTGAGGTGATATTGTTTTCTGCCGCAGTTACTCGAGACGTCAGTCCGGAAACACTAGTCTGCAGAGTTGTTATATTTCCTTCTGCAGTCGTTACGCGAACAGTAAGTGCAGCGATTGCTGCTGTATTTCCTGTTATCCGTACTTCATGGTCATCAACTTCGACACGAAGCGCAGAAATCCTGCTTTCATGATCGGCAAGAATCACATCCTGCTCTTCGTTCTTTATGGTTGCCTGATACGCAAGGTCGTTAGCATTGTTTGATGCATCAGCAAGGTTTTTCAGGTCGGTTGTTTGCTGAATTACATACAGTCGGTAAGGTAGAGAGAAGCCAGGTGGGAGAATTTTTGCATCTATCCTTGACGCCTGAACTTTTACTTTTTGCGGTTCATCTGCCATTATTCAATCCTCACCTGACAACCTGATAGCGTGACTGGTGAACTGGTTACAATGCGCACCTTGAAGCCGATATTCTTGCGTATGCGGCCAAGCCGCCGCCATAGGGCTCTTCGGTCATAAACAAAAGGCGCGTTCCATGGAATCATCTGCTCTCGCCCGAAGTTGATGCCGTCTGCAGTAGCGGAGATAAACATCCTCTCAGCTATCTGCTCGACACCAGTCGATGACTCCAGCTCAAAATCAAACACCCTGGCGTTATCTGCTTTGAATAGCGGGGTAAATAACAAATGCTCCTGATGCTGGCCGTACTGACTTGAAATGTTTGTCTTCAGCGTACCAACCTGCCCAGATAGCTTATCTCCGCAGCTGATTGAGTTCCCTTCATAGCAGAAATCAATTCCACGATAGACATCATCACCTAACCCGGTTTTTAGGATTGACCACTGAGCGCCACCTTCGGTCACCGATCCGTCGAAAACCAATACGTGTTTTGGGAGGTGGATTAGCAGAAGCTCGTGCGACTCAAATCGCGTCGTTTCCATCACTCCAGAAGCGAGCTCTTCAGCAGAATAACTCTGCAGAATCTTCTCTACAGTTGCCGTGGCAATCTGTTGGGCAGCACCTGAGTTGATGATGTATACGGATGGGGCTCCGGTAGCGGGATGGCTGATGATTGCATGGGAGTCAGCAAATTTTGTTTTGCAGTATGTGCCAGCAATTCCCTTCTGAACCATCATTGATGGCTGAGACTGATAAACTGCAGCACCCACTGCTGATGTTGCTCCCGTTAGAGAGAAATACTCAATCGTTGACGCACCGAAGCAAACAACAAAGTCCCTCCAGTTATCTATGCCGATAATACCGTCAGGCTGGCTCTCTGCGCGATACTGGGCGCTGTATCTGTCCGGCTTTGACTCATCCTCTAAATCGCTTATGAAGAATGAATCGGTGCCGTCTTTACTCCATACATAGCGAGACCTGTTTCTGCAAAGGTCCCTTACGCTGCCGAGTTCATACTGAGTGTTTCCGCTTGAAACAGGCCAGTTCGACAATGTTTTAACTGTCCCGTCATATCTATAAAGGGTCATTGTTCCATTTGCACCAACAGCCTGACTGTTATAGCTATACGCAAGGCTTACCCTGCCTGCTCCTGACACGCTTTCGAAAGCAGAATCTCCTTTGTATATCTTTCCACCGCAAACGCGATAAACCGCATTCTCATGGGTGTTAAACATCGCGCCGCGAGATACACCGTCAACGTCATTTCTCTTAACGATTCCGGGGAAAGATCGAAGATATCCATTGGCACCAACTACCTCTTTCGGCGTGGCCAGCATGTTAACTGGAAGATAATCAATGTAGTCAGCATTCCTGAAGTCTTTGCCGACGCCCTTCATGAGTGGAAGCTGCTGAACTGGCATTTATTCACCTATGGATTTGGGGTATCGCCATCAATTGGCGGTAAGTCGCCCGGGTAATACCGGTCGCTCATGAACTGATCGTATTTGTTTCCCTGACCAACAGGGAAGTCACCGCGCCGACGCATTGATGGAACTACTAGCGTGTCAGTTAGAAGTGCGTCATATGTGCGCTGGGCGTTAGTTTCAGTGCGAGGTGTTGGTTCCAGCCCATAGTCGCTTACCATGCGAAGAATCAGCTGGTAGCCTACTGCATGCTTGTATTTACGCGGCAGTCCAGAGTCATCGTCTGGTAACGGCTCCTCACCATCCACCGCGAACAAATAACCAATATTTCCGGGGTTGATCATCCATTCTGCCATCATGTCCTCAAGGTCATTAATGGCGTCCTCGACCGACTGAGGTTCTACATCGGTTAGTGTTGCGTTTGAAGCTAATGCTGGCTTTCTCAGGGCGAATAAAACTATCTCACCCTTTGTCAGTGTCGTTCCCATTTTCAGCCGCCTTACGTCCACGTTTTGCCACTGGCTTAAGGTCGTCTGCGGAGGCGACAAAGCCTAGCTTTGCGTAAAAAGGGAAATCTTTCTCCACGATAACCGCCTGCACATGGCCAGCTTCGTTATCCGTGGCAAGGAATACGCTCATGCGATCCATATCGTCTCCTCAAAAAAGAAAGGGGCCGAAGCCCCTTGTGGTTATGGGTTTCCGAAGAACTGTCCACCCATGTGTGGGTTAAAGCACACGTAGGCTGGCAGCAGGTCGAAACGCATTTTCTGCACGTTAGCGTCGCCGTCTGCGTATTTGTGTACGCGGATAGAGAATCCTTCGTAGGTTGCAACTGCAGAGTCGATGCTGTTCAGTTTTGGCAGCGGGATAGTGCCGAGGCCGCAGAAGAATTTGTTATAGAACAGATTCGGCTTCATGGTCTGGCTTGCAGTACCAATCACAGTCACTGCGTCACCAGATGTCACAGCACGGCTTACTGCGTTGTACTGTGGGTTGACGGTGTCGTAAATCGGCACGCCTGACAGCGTTACAGTCACTGCGCCGCCTGCAGTTGAGTTAGCGTCAGCCAGTACAGTAGCGGTGAAGCTAATCGGCGTAGAGCCGTTATACAGCGCCTGCTTGCTCTGCTGTTGCAGCCAGTAGGTGTTGGTGAACTTAATCTGATCGCCAGCTTTCAGGAAGCCAGTGATAGATGCGGTTGCGCCAGCCAGAGTGACGGTGAACTGGTAGGTATCTTTCACCGCGTTATAGGTAACGGTAGGGGTTGCAGATACGGTCAGTGTGCCACCGAATGCGCCCTGGGTGCGTGATGCCAGACCGTTCGACATCAGCGCACGGATGCCACCGAAGTTAGAAGCAATCTGAGCCTGTTCCCATGCGGTACGCACTAACTGGTCAGATGCATGCAAACCAGACTGAGCATCAGCCAGGCGCTGTGCAGACCATGGGTCCATTACCGCATAGTTCTCACCCTCTTCAACGCCCAGGTCTTTCAGGAAGGATGCAGTCTGCGCAACATCGGACCATTTGTTGATTGGTGTATTCGGGCTACCCAGTGACAGTGCGCCGTTATTCATCATGAATTTGGCAAGCTCTGTCTCCAGGTCAGTGACGATGCGCTGACGAACTGGAGCAAGGATTTCGTCCAGCTGGTTCAGCTTGATAGCCTCTTCCAGTTGACCATATTCCACAGCTACAGTGATGTAGTTACCGACCTTGCCGGTTGCCTTGCCTGAAATCAGGTTGTTCTTCGCCTGACCGGAGATGTCACCGGTTGCAGTGCGCAAAGATGCGAACTGGTGCGGACGCTTGAAGCTTACGCTGTCGCCGGTGCTGGAGTTGATTTCACCTGCCAGCAGCTGGCGGTCGACGGTTTTAGCGAGAACTAGGTCGGACATGAAGCCCGGCAGGAATTTCTTCAGGACGATTTGACTGACGTTACTGTTGAGATCGTTAGTAGCCATTTAGCAGTTTCCTTTATTCGATGATTGCGCCGGGACATTTTTTGTTGAAGTCGTCTTGTTTCGCATCAGCGCCGCCACCGCGAACTTCCGGCTCTGGTTTGATGGCTTTCTTTGGCTTCGGTGCAAGGCTCACTTGCTTGCTAATCTGGCCTAAGAGAAATGCTGCGCGAATTGGGTCTGTCTCAGCGGCTACACGCTGGCGTAGTTGTGGGTTCTTACCGAGCGCATAGGCGATCAGCTCTGAACCCTCGTCTGCTGCATGAATCAGAATCTCCTGCTGAATCACCGGAAGCTCACGACGCACGACTTCCTCAGTCTCCCGGTAATCTTTCACCGGAAGCTTTGTGGCTCGCTCGTTGTGCTGCTCAAGGCGCTTCTGGAACTTCTGAATGTTTTCCTGCTGCTGACGCTGTTGCTGCTGCTTGGTCTGCTCGACACGGCTCTTGTTCTCATGCCAATCAGTCACTGCCTGTTCAAACGCTTCCTCGTCGTAATCGCACGATTCGAGTGTCGGCTTCGGCGGGATGACGTCTGACTGTGGTTGCTGAACTTCCGCTGGCTTGGATTGAATCTCCTCAAGCTGGCGTTTCAGCTCCCGTAACTCTTTATCTTTTTCGCGATTGTTCTTGCGTAAGTCTTTAACCCACTGCGGAGCTGGCTGACCATCAACGTGATCGTCATCCTCTTCCGTTAGTGGAATTTCTTCATCACCGACACGCAGGGAGTATTCTTCCAGCTGCTCTTCGGCCTGTTCACTTTCGGCCTCCGCCTTAGCTTCAGACTCCTGGGCTTTCTCCTCAGGATTTTGCTGCTGAGCGGTTTCTTCCTCGGTTGATTCCTGTTTTTCAGACAGGTCAATAACCTGACCGTCGATGATCAGTTCGCTTTCCATTGGTTACTCCTGATTAACTCGGCAGTGAGTCTGCCGGTGACTGTGGTGATGGGATTTGTTGTTGCTGGGACTCGGCCACATCTTTAAGAAGCCTTATAGCCTCCATGACTGCCTTGTCATCGATATTTCTGGCTTGCGCCAATTTGTAGACTGTATTGGCCTGACTCTCCATTGCATCCTGTTGCGCAGTAAATGCTTTAATTTGAGTCTGAGCAGTTTCGTTAGTGGCTTTCTGCGCCTCTGCTTGAGCGGCAACCATCTGAGCCTGGGCAAGCACCATGTTAGGGTCTTGCTGACTCTGCGCTGCCATCTGAGCTTGCTGCACAACTTGCTGCTCTTTGGCGTTACGAGGTTTAGCGATGCCGGAAGTGAGCAACTGGTTGCGGTTGTACTCTTTGAAGTCATCAAGACCTTCACCGTCGATGTTATCCAGGATTATTCCCTGAATAGCAGGACGCATCGGGTCATTTGGCAACATCGTGCTGAGTACATTCGTCAGGACTGATACGGTTGCATCACGTCTCGCTGTGTAGCTTGGCCCCACATCAACGGTGACATCGTATCTACCAGTAGACAGGTCATTCAGTGCAACAACGCGTCCGCTCTGCTGGTCAACCACCTGTGCATTCATCAGCGAGATATCATCTGTTCCGTCCTCATTGACGACGCGCACCTCTCTATCTGAACCGTAGACCTCGCGAGACATCGAAAGCCATACCTCACCGGCTCGCTTTAAACTTTTTGCCATATTATCCAGGTAGATGAATGACGCCATATCAGAGCGATTCATCAGGTTGTTAACCGTTTCCTGAGCAATATTGCTAGGCATCTGCTGCATGGCCTGGCTGCCACCCGTGACTTCCTGAATGTCAGCGCTGGTTTGCTGCAGTAACGCTGCCAGGGCTTGGTTCATAACCGCCGGCTGCGTGTATCCTGCGGGAGTTGCTCCAGCAACGATATTTCCAGACTTGTCTTTAACTTCACGCAATGGCAAGAACGCAGGTCGTTTCTTGTTGCGAGCCTCCCAATGCTTCTCAAGCCCCCTTATCTGTTCCATGCCAACGATTGGAATCTGTCCAGGGTCTTGTGCTGCTGTATCAGCCAACATCGAAACCTGAAGGTTGTATAGCCGCTGTGGGTCCATAGCCTTGGCAATGTGTCCTTCCACTCGCTCAATGTCGTCAATGAACCAGCGCTTGCCGTATACAGGGATAAGCGGGATGTGCTCACCTGGTATGCGGCGCGGCTTCTCAAGGAAGTTATCGCCATCAACAACTGACACATAGACACGACGACGCTTCACAGAGCGACGCGCTACTTCAACGAATCCAGCCATTGCCAGTTCATCTTCGATATCTTCAATTTGATCGCTGTCGTAAGTTGCAATCTCACCGGTCAGCGGTTGCTGATAACTGATTACATCAACCGACTCTTTGCGCACCTCGTAATACTTGGCGATATACACCACTTCAGGCGCGAACCAGTCATACTCCCAACTAGTCATCGTCGTTACATCGAGCGATGCAGGCGGGGTCTTGCCGTACTCTGCTTCGTACTTCTCAGGTGATAGCGAGTACATGCAGAACGCCCACATAGCGTCTGACTTGTCATACTTCTTAGCGTCAGGGTCAAACCATACGGAGCGTGATGGGTCGTAGATCGGCTCGATAGCGATGCGCTGCCGTTCGTCCATCGGGTCGTATTCGTTAACCAGCATCGATGTAAGCCGGAAGCAGCCGAAGCCACCGGTCGCAGCATCGTCAAACGCGTTATCGCACGCCTCACCACCATCGGTCTCTTCGTAGTCAGCACGGAAAAGGCCATTCAGCTTGTTGGCTAACTCTTCGCTGGCTTCTTTATCGCCAGGGCGAAACTTAACGGTGATGCGGTTGTTGCGATACTCAGCAATGATGCGGTTAAGCTCGGTCGCTACCTTGTTAATCTCGAACTTTGGGTACTTCTCGAACTGGTCATCGAGCTTTGTTCCGGCTGCCGTAGCGCCCTCCCACTGACCACCTGGTACACGCGCAAAGCGAGTCGCCTCAATGCACTTCTCGCGCACATCCTGCTGCGGAGAATAGGCGCGGTCAAACCTGAGCATTACGCGCTCATGTCTTTTCTCTAATGTCTCTGCCATTTCTGATTGACCGCCTCTTGTCTAGCGTTAATCGCCTCTTCCATGGTTGAGTAAGAGCCGACACAAACTCTCTTCCCGTCAATAGTCAGGCGACATTGATATTTCCCGATATCCTTGCGATACCTAACCCCTTTAACTCCTGACTCGCTGTCAGACCTTACCGATGAGTTGCTGGTGTTTTGCGATCTGCTTGCTAATCGGAGGTTGGATATGGCGTTATGTGTTTTGCGGCGATTAATATGGTCAATCTCTTGCGGAGGCATTTCATTGTAAACAAAAAGCCAAGCTAGCCTGTGAGCAAGGTATGTAATCCCAAATATCTGTATGGCTATATAACCGTCGCTATTAACCGATCCTGCAATAGAGCCCTTAGATTGGCTCCCTCTGGATTTAGCCCATGTAAATACCCCCGAATTTTGGTTGTAATTCAGGGCCGATCTAATTTTCTCTAACATGGTTATTTCACCATCCTGAGGATGAGGGAACGTAGACATCCTCTTCAACTGGAGGATTCTTTATATCTGCATAACGAATTGCATAGCGACGCATCATGTAGGCGTATCTGACGGCATCAAGAATGTCGTCTCTCACCTTCACAATCTTTCCTTTCTCGTCGCGATGATAGAAGTTGTATTCTTCGAAGAAGTCACGGAGCCCGGAAAATACCTGAAGCTTTCCACGCCGCATCAGGTCGTATAGTTCGAATAGCCCTGGCTCTACTGCCCTGCTACCGTCCTCCCATTGCGCATGCTCTGGTAGCATCTCAAAGCCAGCTTCTTCGTAATAAGATTTCTGCTGTAGCCCGGAGCCTTTCTCGGTCTGCAACCCATCAGGAGGCCATGCTGTTGGCGCACCTTCGGCCCATTGCTTAACGGCACTGTAAGCCTCTGCCGGAGATACCTGCCTGGCCTTGTAAGCGCGAGTCAGATAAAACTTTTCGTTTTCAGTGTCCCACGCCAATTGCACATGAGCCTGAGGGTGATCCCAACCAAAGTCCATGCCATTGATAACCAGCCAATGGTCAGGAATGGGGAACGGATCGCACTTGATGAAATCTTCTCCAAGGTCATAGATGCGCCCGTGACCAAGCATTGGGATACCCTTGGTGCGCATATCCCTTTGATGCGGCGGGTATGACTCAAGCAGGTCTTTCTTCACCTTTTCGCTTAGGTGCGGCGCATCATCCCAGCCAACGTTCATGCAGTGCTGGCCAGATGACGGGTTATCCATGAAGGCGATAACCAAATCAGTACGTCCATTCTCCGGCGTAAACGTCAGAATCCCACGCCCGCCATTACCTTTGTCGCCGGTAGCAGTACGAGTAAGCACCTGCGGATAGATCGTCGCGTCTTTTGGCTCTTCGTCGATATGGAACCAGTCAACGGCATCGCCCATCAGAGCATGCTGGCCTTGTGAGTACGACCAGAACTGAATCTTTGATAGTTGTCCTGACTTATGCCGGATGTAAGCAGAGCGCACTGCGTTAGGCGTTCCCTGCATTGGTTCGGTATCGACAATTAACTCACCGGGAATTAATCCACCATCCCACCCATTGTCTGTGCGTCGACCAAGGATGGGCGTCTGTAACAGGTCGCGGCATTTCTCACCAGAGTAACCAAGGCACCAGATTAGCGGCGCATGATCGAACTTGTGGCCATCCCAACCATCAGGGTAATCACCCATAGCATGGATAGCGTCTATTCCTGTACCGGTGTCTGTCTTGCCAGTACGGTTAGCTGCGATTAACGCCACTTGTGAGAATTGTGCTGTTGCAGAGATGAATTTCTTTTGCCATGGATAGCGCGATTTGTAGAACCGCTTATAACGATACACATTTTCTCGGCGCTGCTTTTCTTCGATCAGTTGTATTAGCTCAATCTTCTGGCTCTTCGTCATCCCGTTCAGTAGGGGTAGCTTGTCCATTCATTAGCTCCCTTATTCGCTTATCAATATCATCATCTGAACGGTCAGCCATAGTGATCGTCTGGTCATGTTGGATTCTGTCGCCATACTTCTTAGGCATGATTTTTGACAGATACCATTTGCGCGTATCTATGCGCAGCCTGGAGCGCTGTACGTGCTCGCCATTGAGTTGATATCCGATCGCATTACCCTCCTTATCGAGCTTTTCCATCCAGTCGTTACTACCATCATCAGCAATATCGAACAGCTCTTCGGCAATAGCCTCTGCGCCTTCCTCCTTCGCTCGCACGTATTGGGCGCGAAACTCAGGGATTCGGCTAATCCATCTCAGCACTGTTTGCTTGCATGGCATCCCATCATCACGACAGACGGAGCGAAGCGATTCGCCCTCCGCCAGTCTTAGGCAGATGCTTTCCGCTAACTCTTCTGTGTAATCTGATGGGCGACCACCTTTGTTTATTTCATCGCCCATAAATCACCTTATGGTTTAGTGAATGCCTGAGCGTACTCAACCATACGGCCAGGGGTTAACTGGATAACACTCATGTCACCCAATGGCAGGAAGCCAGCGGCGATCTTCGCGTTGCACTTCACAGTGAAGTCGGCGCGATCAGAGCTAACTACGATGTCGTAATCGGTCACAGTAGTGCCGCCAGCGGCCACGACCTGGAAATACTCAGTCTTGGTAGGTGTCGCATGAACCCCGACCAATCCACCATTCGGGAAGCGTGAAGCAGCAATGTGAGCCTTTACGACAGGCACGAGGTTAGCTACAGAGCCAGCCGTTGCTGTCTGCATAGAAGTGATTGCCATGATTGTTCCTTTTAGCTGATAGAGACTTCGGCTGCTTCGCCGTCGTTTGATGCGGTTCTAATCCACGCAATAGTGGGAGGCGTTATGGTTGCCCAATTATCATCGTTATCAGTCAGCAGATGGCCACTCCAGAATCCAACTCCCGGACTTGTAGTTGCATCTGCTAAGCGCACTGCTCCGAATAGCACCTGGATAGTTTTGTTTTGTGTTCCGTCAGTCACCTGAACCCATGTAGAACCAACGGTCAGCATCTGGGTATTTACTGTCATTGGTTATCCTCAGGTAAGTAACTGCGTATATGCTTCTGGTATTGTCGCTGTAGTCCCTGCGGCTCTACGCACTGCGAAATACCATCCAGCAGGAACCAGAGCCTCTACCGAACTTCGCATCCCTACACCTGCGCCTACAAGCGTCAGGATGCCCGTCAGAGAACCGCGCCATGTATCGCATTTTGTGCCGCCCGTTGTGGCAACGGTTGCAGCGCTTCCTATCCATAGCTCGCAGGTATCTGCAACTGTCCCCGCTACTGCAATCTGGTATGCGGCATCAATCATCACGGATACACGATAAGGCTTCGTTGTGTCTGTTGGTCTGTATGCAGTGCCGAATGCTACCGTCAATGCAACTGGAGCAGATGGTGACAGCCCTATACCTTGCGCGCCGGGCGCACCAATGGGAATGCCAAGGTTGAGCGCTTGGTTCGGAGCGGTGCCAGTGATTGTTGCTGTGGCTGAGCTGCCTGTTGGTAACGTTGTAACCGTGCCGATGGTTAGCGTATTTGCTGGCCCAGCCGTTCCGGTTCCCGTTGCCCCGACTGGTATCCCGAGATTCAGAACCTGGTTTGGTGATGCTCCGGTTATTGATGCGGTTGCTGAGGAACCGGCCGGAAGTGAACTTACTGCCCCGATAGTAAGGGCGTTAGATGCTCCGGGTTGTCCAGCGATGATTATCGCCCTTCCCTTGATAATCATGTTACCCCCTCACAGTTTATGCAAACAGGTCTTTTACTTCCTTAGCGATGCGGATTGCTTTTTCTGTCTTGGCCAAAGCCGTAACTTCGCTGGTTGTTTTCGCGTAGGCGTCTTTGAAAAGCTCAAAGTTAAGCTCGCTGCTGGCGATGAATTCAATAGCCTTCTCAGTGGCTGCTGAGTCATTCATGACCAGGCGGTAAACTTCCAGCTTGAGCTTTTGCGATTCTGTCATTTGGGTAATGTCTGGCATTTTTACTCCGGGTTCAGAGGATGTTTATTTGGCTTATCAGGACGGGGAATGCCCATGCAACAATGATAAAGACAAGCAACGCCATCATCGCTGAGGATGCAATAGCAAATGCCGCATGACCGGCGATGATTATTTTGTCTTTGTGGGAATGATTTGGTGGTGGTCTATTCAGTACATCGTCGCGTATCAGGGAAAATCCGTAGAGCAGTGTTACTTCTCGCTCTCGTCTTCTCATCCCCTACCTCAGGCACTGCTGTTTGATGTAGCCCTGCAGGTAGTTAACCTGACCGGTCACTTTTTCGATTCGCTGTCTGAGAGTGAAATAATCCCGCTCAGCGGAGTCAGTAGGTCGGGCGGTGGAAGCATCGCCCAGGCCGCCGGTTGCGGTGGAGTTACCCTTTGTGCAGGTGGCGTTGAGCTGCAGCCGACGCTTGCCAGTAGCAACATCACGCTGCAAATCTTCAATGGTGCGTTTGGCATCAGCCAGCTCTCCGGTGTATTTGGCGTCAAGTGCTGCAGCATCTCGCTGGCGGTTCTGCATGTCGGCAATAATGACCAGTGCTTTATCGCGCTGGCTTTTGTAGAGCATCGCGTTTGAGCGGTAGTGATCGACAGCCCAGCACAGGCTAAACAGGATTGCAGTCACGACGGCGATGATGATTAGCGTTGCGCGGTTCATTTCTGACCCCACATGCAAACCTCGCGCTCTACCTCGCGCCGATTCATCAGTCCCGGCCATGCCTTTTTATCCTTACCCTTCCCCGCATAAACCCATGCCTTTAATCCGTCACAGGCAAGAGCGTAATTTCCCGCATTAAGGTTGCGTAGTAGTGATGAATTCTGGAAGGCATTCACGCCGACGTTGTAGCTAAAGCTGATGAGAGCCGCTTTCTGGTATTCGTTAGCTGGGACTTTAACGGAAAGCTCAACTGAGCGAGCGAATGGCTGCAGGTCTTTATCCAGAATCGCTTTGCATTCGGCATGCGTGTACGTTTTGTTCTTGATGATGTCTGCGCCTGTGTGGCCGTAGCAAACGGTCAGCACCCCGGCGACATCGTAGTACGGCGTATAGCGAACGCCTTCAAGATCAGTGAGCATTGTCCCGGCGATGGCAACCGCTCCAGCGCCAGTCATGCCTAATAGCGCTTTTCTCAGTGCTGGATTCATCGTTACTCGCCTCGCGCTTCTTTGCGCCTGTCTTCTTTGATTTTGAAATAGAGGTTTGTCAGATATGTAAGAAACCCGAATACCAGGCTTCCAATCACACCTATTGCCGCCCACTGGGATGGACTTACTTTATCCGTCAGCTGTAGCAGCCAGTATCCGGCGTTCGTTCCCGATGCACCGTAGGCAATGCCAGTTGTTAGTTTGTCCATGCGATACATGCTCTTCACCTCCCGGTTAAGGGCTGTGCTGTGTGTTTGTTTGAAGGGAAAAGTGAATGCGCAGATAGCGCTAAGTGTTTTTGTTTTGCGCTCACCCCGTTACCGCGATGCGCTACGAAGGAATGAGGGTGTTCCGGGATTTGGGATGAGCACAAAGCAAAAACGCGAAAAGCCCCGAGCTATTAACCCGGGGCTTTAAGTAAATCAGCAATATTCGCCACCGCAGCAACTTAAGAGTCACTAACGGCAGCTTATCTACTTATTATGGGTAAATGGGTAAAGCAAAGTCAAGCCTTTTCATGCAACATGCTTAATTTTGTCCACACGTTTACGGTTTTTAAATGCAGATTGAAGCGGAAAGTAGAGCATAAACAGACTGGCGTTGATGATTTGCGAAACCTCTTTGCGGCAGGTTTCCTCAGATGGCTTTCGCCAACCCTCTCCAAGCCTTCCCTTATCGATTTTGCGGGGCTTTGCAGTCTTGTGGTAGTAGGATGCAATTGCTCGCTTAGACGACCCGTGAGCGTAGTAGCTGATGAGAATACCCAATGCCTTTGTGTCAATGCACATAACGGAATCTACGACCTGAGAAATCAACATTCCGTCATCGTCATTGCACATCGGCCTTGTCATCACCCTGGAGGGCTCAACGCTTTCCATCCACTGAGCTATCATGCTGCTCATGCGCTTTTCCAGCCTGCCTGTGTAGACCCACGCCCCCCACAACTCCAGCCAGCCGTTTATCCAGTCCTGCTGGTCTTTGGTAAGGTTTAACTCTCTAACGCTCATGCTCGCCCCTTGTCGGCCTTAGCCAGATATCTGTCTGCCTGAATCAGTGCATTGCATTCCCTTGCCAGAATAGAGCGGCGCTTAAATCGGAATGGGGGGAATGCTGAGTGCTGGGAGATGATGTTTATTGCTTCGCGGTTGTGAGCTGGTCGTATCATGCTGCATCACCCCCTTCAGGTTTGTTTAAGCCAAGCCGGTTAACTAACTCACGACGCTGATGCAGCAAGTAAACCATCAGGTCCTCCATCTGCTTAATCTGATCGTCGATAGCTGCCAGTTGTCTCTCGTCTAATTGGCGCTGAATCTTCACTGTGTTGATATCAATTACGCTCATGATTCCACCTTCTCGTTTTGCCACAGCGGAAGCGGCTCTTTGTTGCCTGACCGGCGTATGCGTGACTTAGCGTTTTTCTCTATCTGGATAAGCTTTTCGATATTCTGCCTGCGCTGTTTTTCCTCCCTTCGGAGGAACTTGACGCTTTCTGCATACCGAGTCTCTCGCTCTGACAAAGTCATGATGAAATCGAATGGCTCAACTAAGCAGTCGCAGCGACGGCATCTGATAGTTCTGTCCTTCTGGTTTACCCATACAGCATCGTGAAGGCACATGACTTTTCTGCCCTCCTGCTTAATGACAATGCCGTCTTGCAGGTCGTCTTTTTTCGTCGGGAAGGAAACCACCTTGCCAAGCTCTATTTCAGTTTCTGTAGTGGTCAACTAATACTGGCCACCGCATTAGACTGTAAGTAGTACAGCCGCTCAGATTCGTTGGGCGTTAAGCCGCCGTTGTACCAGTGTGGGCGGATGGCGCTGTAATATCCCGTGATATA